CGAGACAGCAAGAGCTGATGCATTGTGCAAAGCAATATGCAGGTTTTACAAAGCCCAGACAAACCAGAGCCTAACTTTTGTGCATACCAGCGATGATGACATATTTTGGAATCGAGTACATCGGGAATAAAACCGTGGTGTCCCACGATACCGTTGCAGTTAGGTTTGCCAGGCCAAATGTTGGGCTTAGATGTGACAAGCAGTGGGCATCCTCTCGGAAATTGGCAGCGGGAACTGACAGCCGGAGAAATTGACTCGTTAGAGTGCTGGGACCCACAGCTAGACGGCACCCAGCTGGAAGCTGGACCGTGCGTGTACTACTCTATATGTCACGCCATGAATTTGGACCCACTTAATAAAACAAATGCTGTCAGATTAACTGCTAACGCCCTCAACATTAGTGAGTCAATTAGTGAAGGTATAACAAACTTGACTGCCGTTAAAATTGTAATTACGCTTGGTTTGAATTGTGTAATACTATACCGTAACATGGCAACCCTCTATCAACATCATCAGGGCAGACGAACAGTCGCATTACACTTTACTGAGGACCATTGCTCAGTTATAATGACAAACATAACGTTTACACTTGCCAACGAATTACGTCCAACTGTTTTCGACCGTCCTATGCAATTAGAAATCTCCACCATACAGGAACCCAATGACGAAGGTCGTGTAGTGTCGGTGCTTGAGAAGTGGACGTTGTATAGTGATGGGCGTCCAACTGTCGCTTCTAGCACCACAGCACAAGCTATGATCAAAGAAATACTAAACAACAACACATCAAAGCTGGAGAGCGGATTAGCACGAGAATGTGCCAGAACTATGCGGTCATACGACCACAGAATATCACGTGACCTACAGCTTGGGAGGCAGCAAACAGATAATTGGTTAACAGTGGCCACAGTTATTCAATATCAAAATGTCACAAAATTAGCACCAATAGACGACAGTAGTGGCTTAATATTCGGTCAAATATACGGAGCACTTACTGCCGCTGGTGCAGTAGTACCAGTTTGTGCAATAGGTAAAGATGTTATCATTACTAGCACTCTAGGAGATGATGATTACATTGTAGGTTGTTTCATATACTTAAGACTACGATTATTATGGAATAGAAGCTCCAGACCACGCGCA